GGTGCAATTACGGACGCTGCTCCCACTACAACGAGAGCCGCTACCATATGCTGAACCTCCACCCCGGCATGGCCTACACCCTCGGCTCCCGCGACCATGCGAAGCCCACGGTTGAGTTCCGGCTTTTCCAGTTCGCCGACCCGCACGATGGCAAGAAGGGCGGCCTCCACGCTGGCGAGTTGAAGACCTACATCCAGCTGGTGCTGGCGATGAGCGAATTGGCGAAGGAGGTCAAGTACGCCAGCCCCAAGCCCCAGCAGACCGACAACGAGAAGTACGCCATGCGCTGCTGGCTGCTCCGGCTGGGCTTCATCGGGGAAGAGTTCGAAACCGCTCGGGAAATCCTCCTGCGGAACCTCGAAGGGAACACCGCTTGGAGGCAGAAGCCCGAAACCGAAGAAACCGAATACACCCGCCCGACCAACCCCGAACTCTACTACGCTTGCTAATCTTGGGGCTGGGCATCCCCCAGCCCTCAAAATAGAAAGGATGGTTTTTATGAAGTACTACGTCGCTTACGGCAGCAACCTCTCCGTCGATCAGATGGCCCATCGGTGCCCCGACGCCACAATCGTAGGCACTGGCGTCTTGAAGGACTGGGAGCTGGTCTTCCGTGTCCACGCCACCATCGAACCCCACCAGGGCAGCAGCGTTCCCGTCCTCGTCTGGGCGATCTCGGAGCGGGACGAAGCCCGTCTCGACCGCTACGAGGGCTACCCCAGGTACTACGTCAAGAAGTACCTCTCCGTGCCCGTACAGGCCCTCAGAGGGCGGCTCAACGTCCGTGGGATGGTTTATATCATGGTGGATGGGCAGCCCGTCACACCGCCCTCTGATGCTTACTACGGCATCATCGAGGAAGGGTACGAGCGTTTCAACTTCGACCGCCGAATCCTGCGCCGCGCCTTGGATGAAGCCATCTACCAGCAGTTCGTGCAGGATGAAAAAACGTATTTCTGACCCGCAGAGTTATCCTTCACTTAAACGCTTTACACCGCTTATGGTGTATAATGGGGACAATGGAAGGGGGTACACACCATGATTCAGATTCTTTGCAACAAGTACGATGCGCGGAGCTTGGCCTTCCGCATCACCTACCAGAATGACGGAATCCGTGAATCTGAAGCCTACATTGATGCGATGGATGACCTTCTGGACGAGACCCAGAGCTGCAACCGCCAGGAAGCCATCAAGTGGATGGTCAAGCACATGGAGGACGCCATCACCTACGGCATTCGCACCCAGAACAAGGATTGGAAGTTCCGCTTCCTCGCCGCCTACGACATTTGCAGAGGGCTGTAAAGCAAGTCGATGAAAGGAGGACAACCCCATGAAGTACGTCACCAAGTCCACCAACACCGAGTTCCAGGCTATCATGGCACGTCGCCGCTCCGCTCCGAAGGGCGTCATGCTCTCCCGAATCCTCAAGTCCGGCAAGCTCGGGAAGCCCAGCTTCTACCAGTTCTTCGGCTGCGAGCACTCCGTGGAGGATGTCATCCGGCGCATGGAACGCAATAACCCCGGTCAGACCTACGTCGAGGCAAAGGAGGGCGCTTGATGATGTTCCTGCATTACGAGAACGGCTCGATCGCACCGATTGAGATCACCAAGGACGGGAAGAAGTGGTGTTATTTCACCGCTATCCGCACAGGCATCAAATACCGCGTTGAAAAGGCGACCGGAGTAGTCCAGGTTGCTCCCTATTGGAAAACTCTTAAGGGATTGTACGTCGAAGTGAAGGAGGCGTGAACATGAAGTGGAGCTTGGCTGACGCCATCGCTCTGGCGCTCGACCAGAAGCGCGAAGACCCCACGGTGGATTTTCCCGCCCTCGTGAATGAAATCTGGGCGGAGATGCAGAAGGAGAACGGCTGAATGACCGACGCCGGGGCTGGGGCGGTTAATCCCCAGCAGATGAAAGGAGAGAGAACGATGGCGCGTATCCTCAAGATCGACTTCACGAAAACCGGCAGGAATGACGGTTGCACCTGCGACAAGTGCGGGCAGTACATCACGAACATTTGGACGGTTCGGTACAATGGCGGCGTTGATGTTCACTTCGGAATGGACTGCTTCGACAAGATGCTCAAGGCCAGCAAGCTCAACGACTACGGCATGAAGCTGATGAAGAAAACGCTCAAGAGCATCGAGCGTCACCAGCGCGGGTTTGAGGCTGAGAAGAAGCTCACCGAAGAAACCGACGAACGGTACAAGATGGAGCAGGTGCACAGGGATTACGGCTCGCAGAGCGCATGGTACGGTGTTCCGTGGGAGGAATACCACGAGTGGATGTTGACGGCGTGGTGGCCCGCCCGCTTCAAGGAAGATCAGGAGAACGTGGACAGGTTCTCAAAGATCAACTTCGCAGAATGAAGGGAGCGATGGAAATGACAACAACTCAACGGCTGGTACTCCATCGGGAAGTGGAGCGCCGGAACGATGACCGCATCAAGGGCGGGTTCCTCAAGCACCAGAAGATCGCCAACGATCTGCGGGTCGTGATCGTAGCCATGCCGACACTTGGTAAGGACGTGTTCTGGATTTCCGCGCAGCAGTTGGCAACTCCCAATTCCTACCCGTGGGAGGTTCGGCCTGACGGGTGGCGGGAAACCAGTGGGCGCGCTGCAAACGGCTTCGAGAGTGCCTTGCGAATCTTCGAGAGCGTTGTCGCGTATGAACGGCGATTTGCCGAATTGAGATGAGGGCTGCTTCGGCAGCCATTTTTGAAAGGAGCGAGAATTGTGTTTGATGTGTATGGAATGGTCACCGACCGAATCATCGCCATGCTCGAACAGGGGGACATCCCGTGGAAGCGTCCATGGACGGGCGCGGGGAACTGGGCGATCAAGAGAGCCACAGGGAAGCCCTACAGCCTGTTGAACCAGATTCTGCTGGGGAATCCCGGCGAGTACCTGTCTTGGCATCAGTGTAATCAGGAGGGCGGGAACGTGAAGAAGGGCGCGAAGTCAAAGGTTGTTGTGTTCTTCAAGTTCATCCCAAAGCCCAGGAAGAACAAGGATGGTCAGCCTGTCTTGGACAACCAAGGCCAGCCGATCATCGACCAGGTTCCATTCCTGCAATACTCGAATGTGTTCCACATTGACGATTGCGAGGGGCTGAAACCCAGGCACTACAAGGAAGTTCTGCGCGACTTCGACCCCATCGAAAAGGCCGAAACCGTCATAGCCGACTATGTGAGCCGTGGCCCCAAATTGGAGCACGTCCATCATGGGAGGGCGTACTACTCCCCCACAGAGGACATGGTTGTGCTGCCCTTGAAGGAGCAGTTCGTGGGTGAAGCCGAGTATTACTCCACGGCATTCCATGAGCTGACCCACTCCACTGGGCACAGCTCGCGTCTGAACCGCATTGTCGCGGGGTCTTTCATGTTCGGGGATGAATCCTACTCAAAGGAGGAATTGGTCGCGGAGATCGGCTCTGCGTCCCTTATGAATCTGCTGGGCATTGAGACGGAGGGGTCTATCCAGAACAACGCCGCCTACATCCAGAACTGGATCAAGGCTCTGCGTAACGACAAGAAGCTGATCGTCACGGCTGCCGGAAAGGCCACGAAAGCCGTAGAGCTGATCATGCCTGGGGCGATGGGTTGACTTTCCCATCGCTCCGTGCGATAATGTGAAGGGGTGAAAACGTGAGGAAGAATTACAATCTGAAAGTGATATTGCAAACGGGCACGGAGTTCCTAGTGAAGGTCGGCGTGGACAACGTCGGCGAACTCTGCGCATGGCTGGCGGGGATGGAATCCGTGCGTGAATATGAGATTGTCGGCTCGGTCACTCCCAAGGCCCCGCACTCCCGGCATGAGAACGGGATTGCAGCTGCGCGTCTGGAAAAGGGGTGGACACAGCAGGAACTCGCGGACGCGATCGGCGTAGCCCAGCAGCACATCCAGCGGTGGGAAGCCGGTGTCTACAAGCCCAAAACCGAAACCTTGAAGCGCATCGGTGAAGCCCTGGGCGTAGAATGGTCTACACTGGTGGAGGATTGAATATGTGTAGCCAAAGCGATTGTAAGTATTGGCGGTGCGGAATCTGCACCCATCCATACGGGGAGTATTGCGTGAACTGCTCTTTGTGGTGGCCCAAAGCAAAACCCCAAAAATAAAAAAGCCCCGCCCAGGCGCGTAGCCCAGGCGGGTTGTCTTATAGGTATCTGAACAGCTTATCCTGCAGTTTGTAGATGATGCGCTTGATCTGGCTGTCGCTCATGTCGAATTCCTCCGCGAGGGCTTCGTACACGATGCCGTCACACAATCTGCGCTTCAGTATGCGTCGATCACGTTCCGAGTGGATGTGCTCGTCGATCAAAGCGCAAATCTGCGAGTTGGTGTAGTCTTTCATGGTGCCTCCAACGGAAAAACCCCGGCGTATTGCCGGGGCTACTTCTTATTGCGGGTAGCTTTACCCTTCGCCGTTGATCGGTTCTTCTTGGTTCGGGTTCGCATTCGTTGTGACATTACAATCCCCTCCATTACTGGTACCGAGAATGTTGATGCCCTCGCCGTCCTGTTCGTAAGAAGTGAAGTCGTACTGGTTGAGGTACCAGACGAAAATGCCGACCGTCAGCACCAGGGCTGTGATCGCCGCCAGAAGGGCTATCCAAAGTCGTTTGACGTGGCGTTCCTGTCTGGCCATCTCACCCTCGAAAACGATGTATGGGACGTTGTCGGGCTTGCTTTGTCTTTCCATCTTTCGTGCCTCCTATTTCGTTGGTACCCCGATTATACCGTTATGCCATCAAGGTATCAATAAATACGCCATCATTTATCAATGGCGTTGGTCTGGGGCACGGGAGTGTTCCCCCGTGCCCATTGTCTTCATTTGTCCGGCACCTCCGGGATACCAGCGACGCTGGTCAACAGGGAAAGAATGCCAGCCAGCACGGAAGCACTCAGAACCATTTTCCAGTTGACGTCACCCATCACGGCACTGGTGCCGATGGTGGCCACAGCGGTCTGCGCGATGGTCTTGACGGCGCGAACGCCAGCAGCCTTGAACCACTTACCCCAATCTCTCATTGTTCAACCCTCCTATTTCTCGATCAGATATCGTTGTATCTCGTCGTAGCTCTGTTTTAGCCCATCTGTGGAATTGCCATCGATCTCATGGTGGAGCATCGCCATCAGTGCCCTCATCTGTATGCGGTTGGCTTCTTCCAGGTTGTTCAGTCGTTCGTGGTCACGATCCAGCCGTTCATCGTGTTTCTTCACTTGTTCTTCGAGATTGTTCACTGGCGCGTCCTTTCTCTTCTGCTCTTCGCGGTGGGTCTTGACGGCTACCATGATGGTGTTGTACGCGCCAATCAATACCAGGGCCACAGCCATCAGCCCCACCAACTGCTCAAATGTGATGTTCTGCATCTCAGTTCACCAGCTTCGCATACTTGCTGCTCACCCATGCGTTCCGGTTCTCCCAGATGACGAGGTACCAGGGCTTGCCCTCGGCTTCCTGCGTGACACCCTGATAGGGCAGAATATCACCCTTGTGGGCAGTGCCGTAGACCTTGGAATCATAGCCCGGTGCAGAGCGGATGTTGACGCTGCCACCTGTGATCTCGACGTGACCGTATTCCTGCGGCTTGTCGTCGTCCAGTGCCTTGAACAGCGTGTCATAATCCGCACCCACGTTCATCACGCCATCATCGGGCAGACCGTAGGCCAGCTGGAACTGTTTCACGGCTTTCTCAGTCTCCGCGCCGTAGTCGCCGTCAGCGCCGTACTTGGGAAGGGCATAGCCCAGCTTCATCAGGTCGGCTTGCAGCTCCTTCACGTCATCGCCCTCGCAGCCCCGTTTGAGATCGCGGTCGCCCAGCTTGGACGGCTCCGGAACAGGCGCTTCATCGTAGGACAGCATCGGCAGCTTGCCCCACTTCTTCCACGGCCCGTCCTTGACCTTGCGTTTGACGCAGTCATAGTCAAACCCTCGCATCTCGATGGTGTAGCCGCCGCCGATATAAACGCCGATGTGTCCGTTCGTCCAGACCACTACGCCGGGGATATCCGGGATGGTGGAGATGTCACCCTTGACCTTGCACAACTCGATCATCCCGTTGGCGCTCTTGTCGGGGCAGCCGTTGGAGCCGTACTTCGGGTCGGTGTCGTATTTGTTGCCCGTCCAGAAGAAGCTCTTGATCATGCCCACACAATCGGCACAACGACGCTTCTGCTCAATGTCCTTCATGTACCCTGCCGTCCTGCTGCTGCCGTAATGTTCCGGGTACTGCTTCTTTTTGGACTTGTACTTGGCTTCGGTACACATGTTTCCATATGTACCGTACCAATAAGCCCAATGGGCTTTATTGGCGTACATCGTCTCGCAGTACGCAGCCAGTTCCTTGCCAGTAAACATCTGTGATTCACCTCCATCTGTCGGTTCGTCGGTCGTGTCGGTTTCGCCCACAAAAAAACTCATAGGCTTCGTGCCCATGAGTTTGTTCAAATCCACATTGTCGTTGATACCTGGCAGCGTCCCTTTGGATGTGTACTGCCACATATCACACGGCATTGGCGGTTTGTATTTCTCGCCGTAGCCGGGAATCCACAGGTATGCGTAATGGCTGTAGTCGAATGCCCAGTCCTTGTACTTCTCCTGCGCCACGTACAGGGCAACTTGGATTTCTCCCGGCCCCTGTTCCCGCGCCAGCCGTCTGAGTTCATCCTCGAATATTCGGGCAATCGGCGCGGCCTGATTGTCCTTTATACCCCACTGTGATTCGCAGTCAAGCACCCAGAATAATGGCCATTTGCCAGCCGCCTTGACGGTGTCGAAGAACAGTTTTGCATCCCGCCGCGCCTGTACCTCGGTGACGCAGTACAAAAAATGGTAACTGTGGAACGGTACGCCATGCGACACCGCGCCCTCGACGTTGTAGGCATAATACGGGTCGGCTCCGTTGCCATACAAGCCACTGGCCTTGATGATGCAGAACGCAAGATGTGGGGCCAGCCTGTCCCAGTTGATCTTGCCTTGATGCTTGCTGACATCCGTGATGAATCGGTCAAGCCTGTAGCTCGCCAGCCAGTCGAACATCTGGTATGTATCGGACACCCATGTAAATTGGATTGGGTGTCCATAGCCGGGAACAAGCGTCAGTTTTGTCTCGCCGCCCAGATTTTTCAGCCTGTCATGCATACTAACCGCGTATTTGCGATAGTTGTTTTCCTTCTCCCCCGCGAGGAACCACATGGGGATGTGCGCGATTTGCTTCATCTTATCCCCAATGTCCTTGCAGGGCGACAAGACGGATGCAGCGGAGAAATAGTCCGGGTAGGCCAGCAGCATGTCCAACGTACCGTTGGCCCCAAGGCTGTGCCCGGAAATAGACACCCGCTTCATGTCGCAGCCATGTTCCTCAGCTACGTGGTCGATCAAATCTTTCAGACTGGACTTGTAATCGCCCCATGAACCTTTTGGCAGTTGAGGCATGAGTACCACGGCATTGGGCATACATGTGCCCTTGCTCAATGCGAGGTAGGGTTCCCGCTTTTTGAGTTTGGATAGGTCGGAGCCGATCTCACCGCTACCGTGAAGGACTACGATCAGCGGGAGATTTTCTCCGTCAGGGCGGTATAGGATATACTTGAATTTCCCGTAGCTGTTGTCGGTCAGCATGGTACCACGCTCCTTTAGGTCACGGTGATGTTAAAGCTGGTTTCAAGTACCGCCCCATCGCCAGTGCGGGGCCATGAAACGGTTATTGAGGAATCGCCACCCACAGATGTTCCATATCCCATATAAATCAATCGGTACATGTCCCTTAATGTGGCATTTCCAGATGGGTATTTGGGGTATGTGGGATTTTGAACGTTTATTCTTCCACCTGTAACAGCAGAAGCTGCCATAGATACCTGCTGTCCATCGATTGTTGCGGTGATTGCGTCAACAAACGTTGTCTGCTGATAATCACCGAAACCAGTAGTTACAATCGATGCGCTTGTATCGCTCACCCAGAAGTATCCACTTGGTATAGTCAGAAAATACCCCGACGATGCAGATACATTAAAAACGTTGTTAGGTGGACTACCCGCTTCATAAGTCACACTTCTAACAAATGAAAGAGGGTTCTGAACATATCTATCTTCCAACGTTGAAGCATCGTAGGCATACGATGGTTCTCCTGCTGACGGTGCAGATGTCGGATTAATACTGATTTCATTTAGCGGCACATTTTGGAGTTCTTGCCCTGTAGCGCTGTACGCCTTGATTACCGCACCCGCCATATTTATGGCTTCGCCAACCGTATATGTGGTTTTAGTTGGCAATGTCACTATTCTGATCTCTGTAGGCAGCACGGTAGTCACAATATCGCCAGTCTCTGGGTCAGTATGAACCGTCACCTCCTCCCCAGTCTCCGGGTCGCGCCCTGTGACCTCACCCACGCCACTGACCGTTACTTCTGAATACCCATACAGTCCATCATCGCTGGCCTTGTAGGTTCCATTCTCAGATATGTGTTTTGTACCGAGTTGCATTTCATCCTCTGGCACCCATAGGCATGTGCCACCACCGACAAGGTTAGTTTTCAACTTGTCGGCAGTGAGTTGCTTGCCGATGCCACCTTCTTGAATGATTATGCTCTTAGCCATATTCATCCCCCATTATGAAGCACTGTTTTCGTTAGCGGTGATGCGGTAGTTTATGGTTGCAGAATCACCAGCACCTATAGTCACGGGTGCATTTAGAAGCGTTCTGTCATACATTATCGTAGAATTAGAACTTGTAGCGCTGCCTTCTGATGTATGCATAGGCTGCTGCCCGTAATATCCGATTTCGCCAATAGTTATGTCGGATGTCGACGTATTGGTTACGGTAACAGCGAATATTGTTTCTATATTCCCACTGCTGTTACGAATAGAACTGCTGTTTACACTCGCGGATAACCCAGATGTAATTACCGACTCTAATGAATAATCATTTTCAGTTGGAGCGGTAGTTCCTGTCCCCAGACGTATTCCGTATGAGGACGAATTTACTACAACAACCGTAGACACCATCCACGGCGCCATCCCAATGCCAGCATTGCCTGTAGTCCCCTTTAATTTTAAATATCTTGTTGTTCCATCAGTGCTTTTGACTTGCGGGCCATATGCCATATTCGATGATGAAATCGGAAGATATTTCAATATACTCTTGTACCACTTTGTAAGCATTTTTAAGCCACCTCCGCACTTGATGTTGCTATTATTTCAACCTCGATGGTTGAATATTGCGATGTTGCCTTTATGCTTTGAGCGTCCCCCCCGCCACCCGACACATTCACCACCACGCTACTCAACCCGTCATACCCCGCGTCAGGGGTCACCGTGCCGTTCTCCGTGACGGTCTTGCTCTGCAAATTCGGAGTGACGCTTACCACCACCTCGTCATTGGTCGTGGTATCATACGTGCCGTTAGCGGTGACATTCCGGCTGGTCTGGGACACAAGGGCGCCATTGTCAACCACCTTGCCCTCATCGGCGGCGGCATAACTGTTCGGTACATTCACTGTCACGGGCTTGTACGCTTTGCCGCTGCCGGGGTCGTACATGCCGTTTTGGGTCACATTGAGGGCTTGTATCTCGGTGTCTCCACCGCCGCCCCCGCCGCCGACAACCTTTGCCAGCGCGATTGCTTTGATACTGCTCATGTTATCCTCCAATCTCATTCCACGTGCCGCCCACCTCATCGAACGCATACACCTTGCCTGTATCCACTTCGAGGAACAGGCTACCAGTCACAAGGTTGGTCGTGGGCTTGGTGTCCGTGGACAGTCCCGCCGCTTCTACGTAGTGCTTCCCGCCGTACTCAGACATGTGCTTAAAATCAATCGTGCGAATCATGTTATCACTCCTATCGTTATCTCGTCGGTCTGTTCGGTTACGCTGTCCACGCTAATAACGTGAAGGATGCCCTCGTACAAATCTCATAATGTCACCTCTCAATTACACGATATTCAGCGATGGGAAGGCCCGCGTTTCTCCGGTGCTTGGGTCATTGGTTATCATGACCTGTCCATAAACCAGCCTGTTGTTGTGTTCCAATCCAAAAACGCTGTAGTTGTTAGGACTGTCGTTGAAATGCGATATAATTCCCACAAAATCGCCCGATCGCGTGTTGTCAGTAAATAACGCCCATACAGCGGAATCCATCTTCACTATGCCCGAAGTCACATAGTTAGCCAAACGGTCATCAAGCTCAATTTGTACTTCAGAAACATTCTGCACTTCGTAACTCTTAATTACAAAACCGTGTGCCGCTCCCAGATTGTCACAGGCGGTTACCTCATCAAAAGCACCTGTACCGCCATGCTCTGTCGTCAGCACGTTTATGGCCTGCTCCATATCAGGGGCACCGACCTCGGCAGCGGTCACAAACGGCGAATCACCGTCGCCGTCGTTGGTCAGGTCAGATGTTTTTGACGGTATGGGTGTGTTTGCAGGTAGCGCGCCAACTTCCTGCGCAGTGTATTGCGGTTTGGAGGGCTGCTTCGCCCACGAGGGGACAGTTGGGTCGGTTTCCTGCGTGATAAAGCCTGAATCATTTGTAAGGTCGCTGGTCTTCGTCGGTATGGGCGTGTTCGCGGGCAGCGCTCCCACCTCACTGGCGGTATACGTCGGCTTGTTCGCCGCCTTGGCCCACGCTGGTACAGTCGGGTCGGTTTCTTGCGTGACGTACCCGGCTCCTTCAATGCTCGATTTGAGGTTGGATATCATCGTTTTGAGCCGCGTAAACATGGCCTGTGCCCATTCCGGCTCCGGTATGCGAAATGTCTTCACGCGATCACCCCTATCGTTTCCCCGCCGCTGCTCTGCTCGGTTACCTGGTCCACGCTGATGACGTGAAGGACGCCCTCGAACAGGTCAAGGGCGATTTCACAGTTGACGTTGACCGTCAGGCCGCCATCCACCATCGTGCCCTCGGCATTTTCTGTCGTGGGGCGGTAGATGATTCGATGCCCGTCCTCCATCATGTCCAGATACGGATTGGAGATGGAGAACGCAGCCCCCACGGGCAGGTAGTACCTAATACTGCTCAGTATGCGGTTGTTGTACTTGTAGTTGATGGTCAGTCTCGCCCCGTCGATGGATTCCACGCCAATCAAACTCAGTCTGCTCATGGCCTGTTTGCCAAATGCGAATGTCCCTTGCTGAATATACCCCGTAATAAGGCTGTCCGGCGCGGTGTAGCCAGTCACCAAATCCCCCGGCTTATAGTTGCGGTTATTGATGACACTGATCTGTGCAGTGAGCGGGTTGAACCAGTATTGCGCAAGCCGTGCAGCGATGTCGCTAACATTGCTTTGGTTTATCAGGTATATGTTTGACAACTCCACTACGTTCGGACGCGCATCCGCTGGCGCTGCCGGGTTGGAGAGGGTGAACTCCTGCATGGTGGCAATCCACGGGAGAGGAAACATGTAGCTGCTATCGTCTGCTTCCCACTCCTCCTGCGTACCTTGCCGGAACGTGTACGTCGTGATTTTCAGCCTGGTCACCCACTCGCCATTGTCCACCGTGGGACGCTGGCTGCCGCCATATGTTCTGTCGATGGGAATGAGCGTCGCGGTGTCATCCACCTCAGTGATCAGCGCGTCGTCCCGGTATACGTCGTTCACATACGCTCCCAGCACGAAACACAGCCACGCCAGACGTTCCCTCGCGGTCTGGGCGGGCACATAGCCGTTCAAAACTTTCGATTTGACGGTATCCGCAATGGTGTAATTATTGGCATACCCAGCCCCGAAACAGGCATCAATAGCGTTTTCTGCAGTCTCGTCCACGTAGACCGTTTCCTCCATCTGCCTGTCATCCAGCCGCTTTATCCATGAGGATGCCGTCAGGGCAAGGCACTTTTCGGTGACTTTGACCACCTTGGTCAGCGGGAAGCTGCACCAGAGCTGGTTCATGTCGTCGTATAGGGATGCGCTGGCAAGCTCTCCCGGCAGCGGTTCCGACAGGATGACCTGACAAGTGTACTCGTTTACGGGCAGGCTGTTCCCAGTCAGGTCAACCTGCGGGGCGAATGACAGGTTTTTTATCTGGTAGTTGCCGCTCTCGATGTCAATCTCCCCGGTATCCGGGTTTTCGTGCCAGTAGGTCAGCTCGATATACATAATCAGCCCCCCTGATTCGCGGGTACCCAGCCGTTTGCGGTATAGGTGTAGGTGTCGCCGATCTGCGGCTCCTGAACGTCCGGCAGCGGCGTCAGGCCGCGCTGGATAGCCTCGGAAAGGGTCTGTTCGCGTGTCGGTGCATTACTTATCACAGTAAACGACGCGCCCTTCCAGTATACCCCTCCGTTCGGCATACGCACGTAAACGTCGCTGATGTCCTCCACCCGGCCTGTGATCTGTATGGTGCTGTTGTCGTAGGGCAGCACAAAGGTATGTCCGCCTACGGGCTCGGACAGCAGCCGGAACAGGCTGTAATAGTCGCCCATCTGCTGCGGGTTCGGGCAGACTGTTACCGTATACTTCATGTAGGTGCCCAGCACGTCGTTGAAGTATGAACCGTCAAGCAGCATGCCCGATATGTCGCTGGAAGTGACCTCGGCGGTGCGCTCGATGTCGCAGGGGATGGACCAGGTCAGGCCATCAACCGTGAACATTACAAAACACCTCCCGCAAGCTGGATGCCGACGCGCATTTCTTCACCCCGTATATAGGGAAGCAGCGCGCGGCCAATAACGGTATTATCGAGTATGAGGTTGATTTGGGTGGGCGCGGTCGCGGGTGTAGAGCGGGGAACGGTGAACTCGTGCCCAGCCGCGCTGTCATTGACGTTCGCCGCGATCTGCGGCTGCAAATCAAACGCCCCAGCGATCGCATCTGTAATCAGGCCCTGGTTGTCCGTGATGCCTTTAGCAAACAAAGCCATCATGTCGGGAGCATAGGTGTGGAAGTTCGCCAGCGGCCCTTCGTCCGGCTCAGAGAAACCAAGGAAAGCCTTGATCTTGCTTGCCAGTCCCTTAATGGCATCTATGGGCTTGGAAATAAACGCCTTGATACCCTCGGTGAAGTTGTTGATCAAATCCTTACCCCAGTCCCACGCGCTCTTGATGAAGCCTGTGATGCTGTCTACGATGCTTTTCCACATCTGCCCGATGGCGTTTATCACCGCGAAGATATTTTGAACAATACCCTGCGCGAATGTCGCCATGAGCTGCACGGCAGCCCCCAGCAGCTTCGGGGCGTTGGTGATGATCGCCGTGACCAACTGTGCCACAATGATCGGGGCCTTTTCGATCAGCTTGGGCATAGCGTCTATCAGCCCTTCGGCAAGAGCGATAATGATGGCGATGGCTGCATCCACCAGTGAGCCAAGGGTCGAAGGTTCTGTCAGGATATCCACAATTTCCAGAACGACATCAACTATGGTCGGTATCAGTTCCGGCAAATTTTGGGCTATACTGTTTGCCAGCATCACAACAATTTCCAGTCCTGCTTTCACAAGCTGCGGCAGATTTTCGATGATGGCTTCGCCCAGTGTCCATACGAGTTGTGTTGCGCCATCAAGCAGCTTTGGAGCTGCCTTTATAATCGCATTTACAAGCCCAGGCACGATGCGCTCACCAATTGACACTATCTTGTCCAGCGCGTTATTCATCCCACCAACGTTGCTGTCTATGGCTTTGTCCAGCGCTTCGCCCGGGTCATCACCAGCCAGAACATCTGTGAAAGCCGCCATGAGCTGCGACAAACCGGGAATGAACTCTTGAACGATGCTCCGCTTCACTCCGCTGATCGCCGTCTGCATATCCTGTAGGTTGTCTTGATAGGCAGCAGCAGCTTTTACGGCTTCATTGGACATCACGCCACCCAGCTCATGCACCCGGTCTTTCATCGCCTGGGTGTCGGCTGCGCTGGTATTGAGCAGCGGCCCCAGCTCCATGGCAGAACGACCGAACAGCTTCTGGGCAATGGCAGCGCGTTCGTTTTCATTGGTAACGTTTTGCAGCGCGGTGATGGTCTTGC